TCTTCCTTCACATTCATTTTACCGCCATAGCGGTGATAGTCATAACTCGGTGAAGAGAAATGAGTCTTGAGTGCTAGATAGGTGCTGTAACATTCAAACGGTGTCACTCTCATGCCCACCACACTGGCACTTGTCGTTTCTTCCAACTAGCCATGCGCTGTTTATCACCGATGTAATAATTGCGATAAGATTTTACAGAGTCACCTTTGACCTTGTATTTGTCTGGCATCGCAGGTGTAGGTTGAGTGAATGGTTTGGTTGCAATGTTTTCTGGGATGCAGTTTACAAGCCACTTGACAAGTCCGATTTCCTCGCACTTGTGTACCTTACCATACCGATGCGTGTATTCCTTACACAACTCGACGAGCAGATAAGCGAGCCACTGATAGTTGGCTTTGCTCTCTCGCGCCCAGATAGCGGAAGGATGATTGATATGCGTGGCTTTGTAAAGCAGACTGTCACCAGCGAAACTGTTGTTGAGTTTCCAGCGTTTGATGCGTCGTCCGCTGGAATCATCAACATACTGTTGTCCGTCTAGGACACGATGCGCCGTGGAAAGCAGTTGCGAATATTCCAAAATCATTTTAACGACATGCTTGTCCACGTGCATTTCAGCACACGTTTTAGGTTCTAGGTGAAGCGCAAATATATTCATAATGATATTATACCCTAAAATGTGTTGTTAGTAAAATTATGCTTCTTTCTTTTTGCGTGTTACTGGCTTCTTTGTCTTCGGAGTATGGATGGTTCCGATGATGTTATCAACGCAACCGAGAGCCAATGCTTCCTCGGACGACATATAGAAGTCATGACGCATGTTGTAGATTTCTTCCAACTTAGCTGGAGTAATCTTAGTTTGACGAAGAGTGATATCTTCGATGCGATCTTGTAAGCGCGATGCTTCCAAGAATTCTGTTTCTACTTCTTTTAGTGTACCGATGATACCAGTCGAAACTTGGTGGTACATGTGAGTAGAATCAGCATAGCACGAACGAACATGACCGCTAATAGCAATCAGGAAGCCACAGCTCATAGCTGTACCAGTCACGATTGTATGAATCGGTGTGCTAGATTCGCGCATGATTGACAACAGACCGAAGCACTGGTAGACCATACCACCATAGCTGTCAATGTAAATGTTAATGGGTCGTGGCGAATATTCAAGATTGTGAAGCGCATACAGCTTCTTGATATATTTGTCATGCTTCTCGATAGCAAGAATGCTTTCAGTCAGAGCAGCGATGCTGTCTTGGTCGACTTGCTTTGTAAAGAATAGATCGCGCTTCTTCGGTTGCGGTAGACTTACTTCTTCACTCGAATCAATAACAGTTGTTTCTTCGCTCATAATATATTCCTTTAATTATAATGGTAATTTAGCTGTCCTTTCTAACAGATTAAGATCTTTACATTCAGCTTCTAGCTTTGACTTAATCACATCAGATTTCTTAACAAGGTTCCCGATAGCTGTTGGTTCCATGTCATTCTCTTCGCAGAAAGAGAGGATGGCTTCGAGATAGCCCATCCCCATTTTTACTTTGCTTTCTACTGCCATAGCAAATGTATTGGCATCAAATTTCTTTTCAAGTTTATCTAGCATAGAAAATATGCGCTCCTACTTTTGCTACGCGCTTCTTTTTGTAAGACCATTTCGGTTTTACAGATGTATTGTGGAAGTACATAACACGTTTGTTTAATGTACCGTTTTCATATCGTTCGATGATTTCTTGAACGACATCCCTAGTTTGATCATTGATGTGGTGCGGTTTTACTCTGCGAACATTAGTAAATTGCGCTTTTTGGTATGCTACACCACAAATTGTTTTTGGATAGTATTTACTATTCGCGCGATTGAAGACTGTCGCTCCGACGAGAATAGCACCCTGTGCTTTGTTACCTCTGGTTTCATTATAGATTACTGCCTCTAAACAGGCAATGTCACTCTTGGATAACGCTTTGATTGGTTTAGATTTGACTGGGTTAGTAATTGGAAAGGTTGGTGTTAGTTCTTGAAACAGTTTGTCATTATCTAAAAGTTTTGCATCAGCACTTCGTTGATTTATTACAGTCAGACTTGCCAGTACAACAGCAAGGATAACCGATTTCTTCATAAAAGTCATCGCATTTCCTTTTTTGGTTGGACGAAAAATTATTTAGTAGAATGGGGGAGTTTGACCTCCCCCATTTCTTAACAACTATTAAGTATTAGTTGCGGGTAAACAGCGTAGAACCGCCAGCGTTGTAAGCAGCAGCAATCATGCGACGGCTTGGGGTGCCAAGACGATAGCTGACTTTGCCATTGCTATCAGTGTTGGTGTAAACAGCATAGCCTTCAGAGCGAAGCTGACGGATGACTTCAGAAGCCGAAGTGACTTTGTAGCTGTTGGTGATTTGGGCGGTCGTCAGAGTCTTGCCGTTTTTCAGGGCATTCAGGACGGTTTCTTTCTGCGAGTTAGTATTCTTACTCATTGTGTTTCCTCATGATATTAAACATAAATGTAATACTGGCTTTTACCAGTCCAATTATTATACCCTATTTCGGGGTCAAAGTAAAATAATGGCGAACCGAGCCAGACAGGGGGTGGGTCACAAAATAGACCTCGGTTGCAAGTCGTTGATTTATAAGGGATTTTTAGAGCTGGGTTTCATTCCACTTAAACGAAAAACCTCAATAAAATCAACGACTTAGGTGAAAAAGTGACAAAGATTATGGTAAAATGTGGGTCAGGGTCGGATTTTGGTTAAAACATACTCTGTAGGGTCGTTCCCATGTTGTATGCTTTGCCATAATCAATCACTAGTCCTTTTTCGCGTCCGTGCGCTTCAATTTCCCAAGGGCGATCCCAGTAGTGCATTTCCCACTCATATCGCTTTCCTAGCCATTTACAGATTTCGTTGTTTGTGCTTGGGAGTTGGCGGAGTTCGCGTTTTGCATATTGCTTGATATGCACCATTTCGTGAGCGAGAGTTCTAAGGTAGTTTACCAGAAGGATATCGTCTGGTGCGAAAATCTGAATGTGGTATTTCTTTGGTGGATCTTCTTCGTCTGTCCAAACACAATCAGCGAGATCGGTGACGTCATGAATGTACGGATGATGCTCTATCTTTACAGAGAGAGTTTTTGATAGTTCGTCTTTGAAGAACTTCTTCGCGAAGAACTTACAGAATTGTTTAGCGTGCAACCTTTGCTCTTCTGTACCACCCTTAATAGTGATTCTCATTTCGGAACTGTTCCCTTAGATCTTTAAGCTGGTTGATGTGTTCGTCAACATAGGCATGATATACGTGGGTCTTTCCTGTTTCTTCTGTGGCAATAAAGATTAAAACATGGTCGATTTTCATACCAGTTCTCTCTTCCCACATTTTAGCATAACCAGCACCTTGGCAAAAGTAGTTGGTTATTTGTTCCTTGGACTTTTCTTTACGAGAAGTCTTCCAGTCCATTACTGCATATTTAGCCATATACTTCCCTATACAGTCAACCGTGCCAGCGACTTCTAATTCGTCTGACCATAGTCTGGCTTCTACTGCTAGGATTTCTTCCAAGCCCATGTCAATTTTCTCTTTGAGAGTATTGAACATTTGTATTGCGTCGGGCATGGCTTTTTGTGCTACATTAGCAAAGCCCTCTGTATCGTCGAGGATATAGTGTTCTGCTAATGTATGCATCGATGTACCACGGCTGGATGCCATACGCGATACACGATTTGCTTCAGCTTCGCCTACTCTGGCTCGCCATGCTTTAATACCATCGCGACCGAGCAGACCTGTAACACCAGTCAGGGAAGGATAATTTTTCCCTGATGGTGTCTTATAGGTGCGCTTACCATCTTCATTAACCTGCACGATTTGCGGGATAACGAATTCATCAATTCTATTTTTGAACATCACTTCTTCTTTGGTCCGTAGAACCCGAGTTGTATATCTTGAAGGAATTTTTTAGATTCGGTTGTTTTTAACTGTCTTGCTTCTACTACTGAAGAAACTCCCAAGTCTTCCTTCGCTTTCTTCACACGTTCAACTTTTACCAACGCTTGTTCTGGTGTAATCTCGTTTCGGAGAACTCGCTTTAACAAAGCACACTTATAGCCAGAACAGGTCTTTGGTTTTTTGGGATCTTCGTAGATCGAACAACTGCCATTTATATGCATAGAACAAGGAGTAAGAAACACATGATTAATTTGATTGTCTTTCTTCTTGGTTTCTAAGCCAAGTGAACCCATATAGTCGGCTTCTTCTTTTGAACAAACGACATTGCCGAACAATGTTCCGTCGCAACACATACCGCAAGCAACACAGAGATCAGACGGAGTCATACTTTAGTCGTAAAGTAGCATTGACCGACACGAGCAATAGCTTGCTTCATGTCATCAAGTTCGAAGCCAAACACGAAGTCACTATAATTTCCAACCGCATAAACTTTCATTGCGGTAGAATTAACGATGATGTCTAGATTTTCAACTGAACCTTCGAGTTCCACGATAACGGTGCTAGAGTCGCGCGAATAAACCATAACTGGAACACGGATCCCGTCAAAGTCAGCTTCAGCTGCGCTCTCGAAAGGATTTTCCTTACTGGCTTTGATATTCCACTTTGCATTAATTGCGGAAAGATAGAGTTTATCGTCAAACCAACCAAATCGTGTTTCGCCGATATTACCTTTGCCCCAATCAATTCCGTTTCTTGCGATACAGAACTCTGATTCGGGAATCATCTCCCAGTCCGCTGCGACGGACTGGGAGGATACTGCAAGCATTGCTGCTAATAAAATCTTTTTCATATATTCCTATGCCAGACCCATCTCCGTCTTAGTGACAATATAATCGCGAACCAAACCAGATCGTACGATATCGGTTTCTAAAAACTCAATGTGGTCAAATTTTTTCATTTTATCTAAGATACTCATGAAGTCATGAATACCGCTCTTTTCTTTTGCATTCTTTAAGTCAGTTTGGCGGAAGTCACCGCAAAAGACAATCTTTGTCCCTTCGCCTACACGAGTGATAACTGAGTCAAGTTCCGCGAACGAAAGGTTCTGAATCTCGTCTACAATCACTACTGCATTGTCAATAGTCAAACCACGAATAAACGAGGTTGACATGAATTCTATTACATTTTTATTCTTGAGAATATCGTAAGCGTCACCACGACACAGCAGGTTGTTTACGATTTCTCGATAGGGTTGCTCATAAACTCTTAGTTTCTCATCCAATGTTCCTGGCATAAAGCCAACGTCGCGTGTTGCCACTGCGCTTCTAACAATGTAGATCTTTTTGAATGTACCATATTCCAACATTTCCTTTAATGCAAGGTATAACGAAATAAATGTTTTACCTGTACCAGCAATTCCGTGTAGCAGTAGGTGGTTATCATAAAACGAGCGAAACACTATATTCTGCGTTTCCGTCATCGGATTGATCTCTCTTAACTCTAAACCTAAACTATTAATCTTTACCACTTTCTTAGCTGCTGTTTTGGCGGTTCTTTTCATTGAAGATCCTTGTTGTTTTAGTTTATGGAATCATCACCAATCGTTTATTGTGTTCCCCCTGTGTTTGGATTTAATCTTTTGTAGAACTTCGCGGAAACCAGCGTCTGGCTTCTTAGCGTCGTTATAGCTGAATGTTGTTGGCGTTTCATGCCATTGTATGACGTGCGGATTCTCCGAGAGGAATGTTTCCATCTCAGAGATCTTCATAAACTTTTCGAAGACTTCTTCAGTTTCAGTGTTTTTGAGATTGTACAGTGGCATCTTTAATCTGCTCTATAAAGTGATCAATTAACTCATCGTTAAGTGCTGGAAGAATCTGTTTTGCTTGTTTGCGTGTTAGGGTTTTCTCGTGTATGAGCTGAGAAAGAACTACGCTTCCGCCACAAATAGAACCCTTGATAAAACCAGCGGTCTTACCTTGTCGGTGCATGTACCAACCATAAATTGCTAGGATAATCAAAGCAAATACAATTGTCATTTCCATCGATAATCCTCTTCGTCATCAAACTCATCTTCGGTATATTCCAGCAGATGGTCGAGATCGTTAGACCTAAGCGCATTTTTGAGATTTCGTTCTTTGCGTTCAGGACGTTTTGGTTTTTTGATGTTGTCTTCCCTTTCGTGAAAAGATGCGCGCTTTATAGTCATACAGTTTGTTTCTTAGCTTCTTTTTCAGCTTTAGCGTTATCTTCTGCAACTTGCTTGGGAAACAATTGCGGATATGCCTTCCTAGCAACATGAGCCGACATCGGTTTCCACGGTGTACGATGCTCCTTCATAGCAAGAATTAATTTGGCATCCTCGGGATGTAATCCTTCGAGGTACTGAATGAACAATTGTTCGCGACGAACCTTGGCGATGTTGTTTCCAGGAAAGAAAAGATACATCTTCTTCCACTCTGAATACAGACGCTCTTCTAGGTCGGTAGCTTGTTCTTGAGTTGCTTGTTTGTAGGGAGGTTCGCCAGAAGGAAGATCTAAGTTGATATCTTCGTCGAACATAACTTTAAGGACACCTTGTAGGACTACACTATCATGTTTGTGTAGGTGTTCTACTCGGGATTGTACATCGGGAAGCGCAGCAGCTTCCTCGAGAATTTGGGAGATGCGTTTCATCATTAGAATTCCGAAATGTTTTCCATTAAAAACTTTAGTTTGTGTTTGATAAAGTAGTTGAACAGTTGGTTCCTATCTTTACCTGCTTCCGAGTCATACTCTTGGATAATCCTATCCTTAATCTCACTCGGTATATTATTTAGTGAAATCAAAAGCTCGTTTCGTTTCCAGTTGCGTTGCTCTTCGTCTTTCAACTGCTCGAACGGAGTAGTCATAAAGTAGTCAAGTCGCTTCTGGGTGATGATACCCTGTCGCGTACCAGTAACAAGGCAGTCATCCTTAGACAGGATGTTCGGAATTCCGTCGCTGGTATCGCCACGGATAATATGCTCGCGCAGGAACTCGTCGGCATCCGTACAGCTCAACATGCGTTTGCGAGTAGGATCGTATTGCTCGACGTTATTATAGCATTGCAGTTGTTTGAAGTCTTTGTCACCAGAGACAATCATAATCTTTTCAGCATTACCAAACTCAACACCGAACTTGTGTACGAGGACACCGATAACATCATCGGCTTCAGCGTTATCTACGTGAATGACACGATACGGAAAGTATGCTTTCAACTCCTCACGGACTTTAGCGAATGTGTCAAACACAGTCGTCCAGTCCATATCAGAAGCATCACGGCTCTTGCGACGGTTGGCTTTGTAGTATGGAAACGCGCCACGACGCCAGCTGCTGGAGTCACAGGCGATAACCATCTCACCATAGTCGGCTGCAAACTTCTTACGGATATTACGCAATCCGTTCAGAATCATGTGGCGAAGCAGATCTTCATCTAGCTTGGCATTTTGATGAGAGCCAAGCTGAGTCATCAGATTAGCAATCATCACTTGTTGTAAATCAATAATAAACATTTTATTCTACCATTTCATGGAAATCTTCTGCAGTTATTTGCAGAGGATGTACGATACCTCGTTGACGAAGCAACATAGAATACATAGCTTCGCGGAACAGGACATAGTCTTTTACATTAACATCTAGCGGTTTGATACCACGATTTACCAAAATAACCCATGCAGCTTCGAGCGCAAGATCAGCAATGTCGGTGACTTCACCGTATGCGTTTGCGAACTGGTCTACCAAATCAGCCACTTTCTTACTCGTGTCGTTCTCTTCTTGGATTGCTTTGAAGCGATCCGAAACATCAATTACATTATTGTCACTCATAGGTATTTCGCCTTTCTTCCTCGCTTCATTGGCACGACTGGTTCTTCGATCTCGTCGATCATTTCATCGCGCGGATCGCGGAAAGATAGCGGTAGATCGGTGCCAGCATTTATCTTTACTGTATAACCCAGCTCGCGCCAGCTGACAGCGTGTTGAATAGCAGTTGTTTTATCATTATAGTCTAGTTCTAAGCAATGACCTTGGCGTGGTCGCTTGTGATAAAAGATTTGTACCGTCCAGTATTGTTTACGCACTTAGAAACCCCAATATAAATCCGATTATGAATGGCAAGGAAGAAATAATCATTAAAGCAATCATTATAATAAACAAAAAGATAATTCCTTTCATTACCATACCTTGTAAAGAATAGTGGTATCATTCATGCGACCGTTGGCAGCACGTCCTTCAGTTTTCAACTGCTTGAATTGACGTTCAGCGTTGATACGAGTATCGATGAGCGGAAGGATGTCAAGCGGTTTACGAAGCTTCTTGATAAGGGATTTGGTTCCGTCAAAGTTGATAATACTAGTACCTTTGACCGAGAAGCCACCCTCGAGCGCATAGTATAGGGAAAGATCGCGCGTCTTAGTATTGAACGCGACCAGATACTTGGCACCAAGCAGTTTAGCTGGGTCGATAGAAGCGACGCGGAACTCTGCGTTCTCTTTCTGATACTTCAACTTTCCGATAATCTTTTCGACTTTCGGTGGTTTCTTGGCGCGTGGTTTGCGAGCAGCAGATTTCGTAACAGCTTTAATCTGTTTGAATTGAGTATTCATGTCAGTCAGCAGTTCAATAGTTTGCTTGACTGCTTTCCAGCTGACGTGATTGTAGCCCTCGAGAAGTTGCTCGTCTTCCTTATCGGTCAGTTCGTTAAGTTCTTCTAGCAATAAAGAATACTCAGACGACAGTTCGTCTAGGTGGAACTTAGTTGCTTTCATAGCCATCAACGTCTTATAGAAGTCGACTTTAATCTTCTCTCCCGCGAGCGAGCGCGCGATGAGATCGTCCATGAATTCAAGCATTTCGCTAGGAACAGCTTTCGGCTTGACAACTTTGTTTACGATGATGGGATTACCGTCTTCGTCAAGTTCCGGACGCTTGGAATCTAGGACAGTATCAATACTTTGTTTGATGGTCGCGTGATACTTCGGATCGATAGTGGATCCGTTCGTGTATAGACGCGCGAGAGATGCGGTGGTCGGAATTATTTTCCGGACCTTACCAGACACAGCAGAAATGTCATCTTTGCTGTACTTGTTCTTAGTCATGTATCCTACAAGCCACTTCTTGGCATTGTCAGGAGTCCACTGATTGTTAAACCAGTTGAGTGCACGAACAAATTCCACACCCTCTGGGTTATGGATTACAGGTTCGCCACCAACGGCATCATATTGTTTACGCGGTTTGCGTTTCTTTTCTGGCTGAGCCATAAATATCCTTTAGAACTATTATACTACGGTTTTGGTTGAAAGTAAAATTATACAACGCTGGCATTTTGCGTATGCTTGCATTGACGGCGAAATTGAAATCCAGCACAGGTGCACGTCCATCGACCACTTTCGTTAGTGACGTGATATGTGTTTCCTTTGCTTCCTGGAACTTCAATGTGTACGATCTTGGTTTGTTGAACGACAGGCTTCGTTGCACCTTTAATCATTTTCAGGTCAAAGACATGACGCAGATTAATGATGCGATGACCGAATGGCATGGATTTGTCTGCGAGAGCAAACTCTGTGTTGCTAATCGGATATGGCGGATTGATAACCTTTCCGCGATAAGTCGTGAATCGGAACTCGTTATCCGAGAACAGATAAGATTCCTTGAAACTAGTTGTTACCTCGACTTCCGAGGAAATCAATGGCATACGGTCAAACATAGTATTCTCCTTCCATACAATTATTATACTCCTATAAACCGAGAAGTAAAATAATAAAACCTTTATAAATCAACGACTTAACAAGGTATAAAAAACCCTTATAAATCAACGACTTATAAGGGTCTTAAAAATCAACGACTTAGCGTATTATTTGGAAGTCGCTCGGTAAATACCGTCCCAGCCATCTTTTCGCTTCATTCCGCTAATTCGCTCAATCATGATATCATAGTATTCAGCCATCTTTCCATCAAAATGGAACTTTAATTGTTCGGCTGTCGCGATCGCAAGTTTGAACTCTTGGTTGTAATAATACTCCAAGAACAATTTGTGTTTATTGATTCCAGCTTTGTCATCAGGAACAACGGTGAAAATATGTACACCCTCTGTCTTTCCTTTTACCGCAATGTAGTCCAGCTCAATAATCGGGAACTCGTCTTCAACATATTCAGCAGTTTTTGGACCAATGATTAACTTAACACCATAGGACTTACTTTGTCCTTCTAATCTTGCAGCCAAGTTGACACCGTCGCCCAAGCAAGTATAATCGAAACGCTGAACAGACCCCATATTACCCACAACAACAACATCAGTGTTAATGCCAAGTCCCATACCAAATGCAGGAATCCCTTCTTTGGATATTTCTTCATTAAATTTCTCCAGGTCACCTAGCATAGCTAAACCTGTACGCAAAGCATTCTTCGCGTGTTGGGCATCATCAAGAGGAGCATTCCAAAAAGCCATCTGAGCGTCGCCAATGTATTTGTCTAGCGTACCCTCGTTCTCAATAATCTTCTGTGTCATCGCAGTCATGTAACGATTCATAATTTTAGTCAGACCCTGTACGTCTTTTCCGTAGTGTTCTGAAATAGTTGTAAAGCCACGAACGTCAGTAAACATAATTGACAGTTCGCGTGATTCGCCACCTAGTTGTAGCAGATCTGGGTTTTCTTGTAGCTTCTCAACCATCGCTGGTGACAAGTATGTACCGAACTGCTTCTTAATCTGTTGCTTGAGTAGGAAGTTCTCGAGGAACTTAGCAAATGAAGCATGAGCGAATATAACAAGCATGCCTAGAACTGGTAGCGAAGCATCAAGTAGCAGATACTCAGTTTTCCAGTAGTGATATGATGCATAACCAAACCCACCAGCAATTAGAATAACCAACGGAAGAACTAGTTTCATTGGTGCTTTATAAACAGCCAGAATAATTAACAGACCGACGAATAGAATAATAACCAGCTCAAGGAAGTCAGCGTAGTCAGGGCGAACGATTGTGTTGCCATTCAGAACTGTTTGTAATAGATTAGCCTGAACTTCATGCGGATACATTGAGCCGACAGAAGTAGGAACTGGGTTGGCTACACCCTCAGCGGTGACACCCCAGATAAGAAACTTGCCAGCTGTATTTTCAGGTGTGATGTCAGCAGCAGAGATAGAGTCAAACTTATTCCAATAAGAAATATAGACAGAGCCATCAGCAGTTGTTTTAATTGGCTCAAACTTAGGAATGCGAACAGCTTCAACACCAGCTTCACCAACTTTCATTTGATACGAGATATCACCAGCAGCGACGCGAATAGTTTCAAGCGCAACTGATGGATAGATTTGCTCATTAGCGCCAACGACCATTGGTAGTTTGCGGATTGTACCATCAACGTCACCGATAGTAGAGGATACACCTACACCGCTTGACGCTTCAGCTAGAATTGTTACTGGCGGTAGAATACCAGACCAGCTGTTTACATAATCAAATGGATTGCCGCCGAGAGTTGCGGTTCCTACGTGTGGACCAAGACCTTCAATAGATTGGTCAGTTGGTGCTGACGAAATGATGGTGGCTCTTCGCGCGAGCGCGTCCGCGAATACTTGGTCTTTACCGAAGCGATCTTCTTCTGAATAGATAACAGTAAATACGCTGATGCTGTCTTCTGCAGTTCTATCTAAAAGATTAGCAAACTTATCGCGCGACCAAGACCATTGACCGTATTCTTTAATTGCTTTCTCGTCGATATTAACCAGTAGAACATCGCTAGACTTAATCTGCTCGTGGCTACGTTGTAGCGAATCAAAGTAAGTTAGTCGTGTGGCTTCAACCAAGAATGGGTCATAGAAGCGCAGGGCGACCAAGAGTCCGAGTGTAATTAATGCTAGATACCACTTTGTTAGGAATTTCATTTCTTCTGCCTTATAATAATTGTATTGCTGTCACCACCATTGATGACCACATTGAACTCTTTACCATCAAGATTAAAGATAATGTTGTAAGCTGTTTTCTCATCAAGCACTAATTTAATCTTTCCGTTGTTATCCTTAGATATAGTTATAATATCTTTATTTAATACTGTTAGCAAACCTGTCTGCGCGTCAAGTCCGATATCTGTACCTGTAATTTCAGCAGCAGTGCGAACCTCACCCAACTTCGCTTCTTGTAACTTATCTACTTCAATCATAACTGGGATAATGTCAGCCAGATAATCTACTTCAAGATAGTTAATGTCAATATCATTAAACTCTAGCGCGTCTCTTTCTTGTTCGATTGCTAGGTAGTCTACGTCAAGTTCGTTGTAAGCAAGCGCATCTTCCTCTAGTATCATCTCATCTTCTTCCTGCTCTACTACTTTAGGAGGATTAACAATAAGCATATTGTTGATCTGGTCTAAGGAAAGGTCGAGGATGGCTGGTTTAGTTGGAGCTGAGTCGCTCGAGAATGCAACGGTTGACTGCATAGATTTGTTTAGTACCACCGAGCCACCGTTGGTAGCAACTAAGATTTCACCAGATGGTGCACCGTTCTCATCGGGGAGAAGGATTACTAAACTACGACCGAGTTCGTCGACGGTGATTGTGAAGTCTGTACCGCGAACTGCGATCTGTGATGTGGGTGTTTTAATTGATACATTTTTCTTATCAATTTTATTCATTTTCCCAGTAGCAAATCTGGCTGTCCCACTTGCGAAGTTGACAGCCAATTTGCCTTTACTTGGATTAGGATCGTAAACGAATTCATCTATTACGACTTTACTCTGTTCGGTGACTCGAAGTATCGAGCCATCTAGGAAATCGATCTTCATACGACCATTTCCTGTTCTTACGTCATCACGCATCTCGATTCCCAGCTGTAATTTAGCTGGGAGCGGAGTCTTTCTTACAACTGAACCTGTTCCCTTCAGCTCGGTGATTGAACCAATCTTAGACTCAGCAGCCAGAGGTGCCAGTGTTAGACTGATAAACACAAATGGTAGAAGGAGTTTGTGCAGTTCCACTAGTTGTACTCTCTATGGTGATTGAGTTGGTTTCAGTTGCGCCAGCCTGTGTAATGTTGAAGTTTGTATAATCGCCAGTGTGGTCGATGTTTACGCTATGTCCAGCAAAACCAGTTGCGCTTGTTGTTACGTTATTGTAATTACCAACCATTGTGATGGTGCTTTCAGCATTCTCTGAGTTTACAGTAGCATTGAAGTTATTGTAATCACCAGTAATATCCCATGTGAAAGTAGAACCGTCAGCCACATCAGCTGTACCAACATTCATTAGCAGAGTATTATTTCCGCCAGTGATATTAATGTCATACTCTGTGTCGTCTGCACTAAACGAACCGTTCGGGTTGTTGTTTAATGTAATTTCGTTATTATCGCCATATCCTAAAATGCTTGCTAGGATACCGTTGCCATATAACCAACCATATAGCGAGTTGTTATTACCAGTTTGTGTTATGGTAATATCTTGTTGGTTGCCGTTAAAGTAAAACGGTGTTTGACCGTCATCAGAACCTATGGTGTTATTTTCACCAGTTTGTTCCATGACAATTGTAGCCTGTTGACCAACCTGATTAATATAAATCTGGTTGTCACTAGCTTGACCCAATACTGTACCTGTCATCAAAAGCATCACGAAGAAGATGGCGTTCTTCATTTACTTTTCCTTTTATTTGAATTGCCAGTATCCTTTCGCCTTACCATTTTTGATAAGTTGTAACACTGCTTCTTCTATTGCTTTTTGCGTTGCGATGTTTACAGACTCGTTTTGAGCTGTTCCGTTTTCAACTTCAACGAGTGCCGTTCCTGCTTCTACGAAACGAAACACATCCTGCGAGTATCCTACCGACAGAATTGTCTTAGTTGAAATGACATCTATAAGAACTTCGCCTGTCGCAACCGAAACCAAACGAAGTGAAACTGTAACTGTATCTTTGACATAGCGTTTGGACGCACCGATACCCAAGTATCTTGCACCAGCACCGCCTGTCATCGTGTTAGTATCATAACCAACAACTCCACCCTCTATGATTAAACCAGCAAAGAGCAGTGGTGGCAGTTTATTTATACCTTCGCCCTCGTAAGACTCACGAGTAGACTTAATAAGCTGGCGTTCTTTAGAAAGATTTTCTAATCCTTTGCGCTCTACTACTTGGAACACTTCGCCATAGCCAGCACCGCGAAGAGCGCGAATTAGAAACACCTCTGGGGCTTGCGTTACAGCAGTCGAAAACGAAGATAGGTTTTCGCTAGGTTTGCGCTGACCTGTTAAATCAGCAAACGAATAGATCGCGATCGTCGGCTTCTGGACCACAGGTGGCAGATCTCTGAGTTCTCTATTGAAGACGAACTCTTGAATCTCAGCTTGGTCGATCTTCTGTATATGTAATCCGTTAAACTTTTCTGATGTCTCTACCACTTTTCCGCCAGCAGCGTGTAGTGTATAGCAACCAGTTAAATTAACCGAAGCAACAGAAACCGCTAATAGGAATAGTGACGCTCGTAACATCTGTGGGATCCGTTAAATTAGTTATGATAAGTTTTAATACTTCTGCTCCGTTCTCATCAACCGTCGACTGATAGTTAATGTTGTATCCTTGTAGGTTAAGCGAACCAGAACCAGTTGCGCCTTCTGCGAATAGATTGGTCACTAGCTGTCTTGATAATTCAGCGTATATTCTTGACTCTACGTTTTTCAAGAATCGGTTCACAGTTGAGTTGTTTTCCGCTGCGATGGCAGCCTTCAACTCGTCTTCTAATTTCTTGGCGATGGCTTCTTTACGAGAAGTTTCTTGATTCTCAATAGTTAGATAATGTGATGATGTACCCTGTCCGTTGAAGGATGGGCTTTTGAATTGAAAGGTTATATCGCCAGCTAACGCGCTGAAAGGTAATAGACTAAGCAGCAGGAGTTTCTTCATCAGTCTTCTCCTCTTTCTTTTTCTTTCCGTTAGTCTCTAACAAAAATTCAAGTGTCAGTATTTTTATCAGACTTAGGCTTATGCTTATTCGCATGTTTCTCTTCCTCTTTCATTTGTAGGACAACGCTGACTTTTTGTTGCAATCTAATTAAGTCATTATCTAACATACGAATACGGTCAATCAATGCAATTAAAATACCGCTGGTTTGTCCAATCAACGGTGTTAATTCTTTTGTAACAAAGCTGTAAATAAAGAATACGAAATATCCCATCCCGACCGCAGCGACGATAGGAAAGCCATATTGTTTAATCAACTCAATGACTACATCAGGATTCATTTTGTTTCTCTAAGCGTAGCAATATATTTTTTATCTGATACCATATTGCTAAGTGTATCAGCTGTTCTTCTTAGGAACATACTTTCAGTGGTTATGCCATCTTCATTTTCCATAATTCTTGCATAGTCATGCATTATAGTAATTAAGTCTTCTAGTGTTGACATTAGTCTCTCCTTGCGTCGTTTTTGCCGTCTGCTCTTGCGAGTCTATCGAGATCTGGTCTTAGACCTAGCGCAGAACTAACAACCGCATCAACTCGGATGATATCATGATTCATGGTTTTCACACGATTATCTAATGCGATGATTATACCCTGCAACCCTTGGATCTGTTTTACCACACCAGTCAATATGAACTTAATTACGAAATAGACAAACACGCCAGCAGCCATAGCTGCAGCGATAGGAAATCCAACTTCGGCAATTATCTTAAATATAGCGTCGTAGCTCATATAATCTCTCTTATAGTCAACCTATTTATAAATAGACTGACGTGGTTAATCCTTACATTATAACAATATTAACAAAGGAGCAGTCATGAGTTTAGTTGCATTACAAAAGAAAATCGGTGTTACCGCTGACGGTGCATTTGGTCCAGGAACATTAAAAGCTGCGATGGCATTCTATAAAATGTCACCAGTTCGCGCTGCGCATTTCTTCGCGCAGACTGCCCATGAGTCAGGTAATTTCAAAGCATTCTCTGAAAACCTAAACTACTCGGCAGATGGCTTAACCAAAATCTTCGGTAAATACTTCGACGCTGCAGCTGCAGCAAAAGCTGCGCGCAATCCAGAAAAGATTGCTAACAGAGTTTATGCTAATCGTATGGGCAATGGAAACGAAGCTTCGGGCGACGGCTGGAAGTATCGTGGTCGTGGCGCTCTTCAGTTGACTGGTAAAGACAACTATAAAGCATTTGCTGATTATCTAAAGAAGCCAGAAATCATGGACAACCCAGACTTGGTTGCTACCGAGTACTCGTTCGAGTCCGCGATCTTCTTCTTTGAAAAGAATAAACTATGGGCTATTTGTGACCAAGGCGTCGGCGACGCAGCGATTACCGCATTGACAAAAAGAATCAATGGCGGTACTCACGGTCTTGACGATAGAAAAGAGAAAACCAAAAAGTTCGCCGCAATGGTGGGCGCATAAGGAGTAATCTATGGAAAAGGTAACAGCATTCGTTCTAGCTTATAATAAAGAAATCGTTCTACTAGTCGTCGGCTTTGTTCTCGGCGCAGTTATTTTTTAAGATTTCAATGTAATAAACTTGGAAGCTGGCGTACTGGCTTTCAAACCCTCAAGGAGAGCTTGCCATTGGTAGGCTCTCCTTTTCCAATTAAAGCGCAGGTCGGCATATGCTTTAACGTAGTTGGCTTCTTCAACGTGCCTACCAGCCTTTACATCTTCAATAGTTTCATCTAGGACTGCTAGATGACGACCAGCGTGTTCGTTAGGATCTTCGTGCCAGCCATACATTCTGGTTAATGCGCCAGAGGTGTCGTAGAGTGCACCATAATTAGGATGAATACAGATTACACCTGCACTCATTGCTTCAATAAGAGAGATGCACGACGATTCAACCCAGATATTTGGATAAGCAAAAATATCGGCATCCTGCAGGGCTGCGCGTATTTCTGCGTTCGGAACCGACCCATGATAGTTAATCTTCGGGTGATTCTTGCATCGTTCAAACAAGGCTTCATACTGTGCGTCACGTTCGCCCCAACCATAAATCTTGAATGACGAATAAACATCCAGTTGAATGTTGTCGTGCTTCTCACATAGTTTCTCGAACACAGGAACTAGGAGTTCTAGTCCACGGTGCGGTGTGGTGTGATAGATAATACGAATAATACCATCAGTTCTAGAAGGCTTGACTTTATATTCAATAGGTTCAATTGCGTTCTCTAAAACAGAAGAACGATGATAAGGAACACCGAGATACTTGTTGAACATATCAGCTTGCCAGTTCGAGTTATACACGATGTGGTCAAACTGTTGCCATGTTTCTTTTAGGTGAGTCGCCGCAGGATCCCAAGGTAGATCCTGATGCCAATAGATTTTAATTTTGTTTGGATCCAGATCCTCGTGCACGCGCGAGATGAAGATTTGAAAATTATCCAGCAATCCTTCAGGCATGCGCGAAGCAAGCGCATGCTTCATCAGCTCTGTACCGCCCATGGCGTTTGGTGCAATTTTATCTTCAGCGAACGCCACAATTATCTCTCCATTCTGTAACCCATTCAATCACTTCTCGGTTAGCTGACCAACCAGGAACATTTGGTTCTTTACACATTACAAACGCAACTTCATAATCACGCGGTTTAGCATGATGGTATTTGTGTCTAAATGCTTTCGCGACTTCTAGGATTTGCGTCGCTTTTCCTGTGCCGATATGATAGGTCTTGCCCTCGCTCGATAGATTTCCTACGATATGCAACGCATCAATCGTATCATCGATGTGAGTAAAGTCACGCGCTTGTGCGCCAGTACCGTAAACCACTAGCATCTCATCCTTCTCGTACAAGTCAATATACTTACGGATGATGGTGGTGTAATCGCCGAGCAGACTTTCGCGCTTCGAGCCGAATACGTTGTAGAACTTAACTACGTCGAAGTTTAGAGCGAAGTGACGGCGATATAGCTGAAGCATCTCATCACAGACTACCTTTGAGAAGGTGTATGGGTTGTTTAGCTTGTCAGCGAACTCAGTAGTAGACGACGAAGCAAAGATTAGTTTTGTTTTCGGATTAGTCTTCTTGATATACTCACAGACCGCAACAGTTGAGTTATAGTTGTTGAGTAAAGTTTCTTCGCAATGTTCGAACGAGCGAGCGATGCGCGCGCAGTTAGCGAAGTGAAAGATAATATCGAAGTCTTCGTCACTAGCCTTGAAGAAGGTTTCTACATCTTGAATTAAAGTGACAGCTTGTTTGTTGATATTAAACAAGTCGCCAGTAGAAAGATTATCCACTACGGTGACGTCATTATGCTCGACTAAACTATCAACTAGATGCGATCCTACGAATCCTAGACCGCCTGTTACCAAAATCTTTTTATTCTTAATCATATTATTCTGCCAAGAAAGTCTGTTCAGGTAGATATTGTTCTTTGATAGTATTCCAGTTCTTTACTAGGTCATCGTAACCGCCGATTAGATTACCATCGATGATAATTTGCGGAACGGTGCGAGCATTTGGGGCTGCTTCAAGCAACTCTTCACGCGTGGCATTTACACCGACCATCTTTTCTTCAAAAGTATATCCCTTTGATGAAAGAAATTGTTTTGCCGATACGCAGTATGGGCAGTTTGTTTTGCTAAAAATTATAATGTTTCTCATAATTAATCCTTAAAGTTTTCGTTTACCCATTCAGAGCTACCAACATATTCTCCATCAATGAAGATAGAAGGTAATGCTCGTTTTCCTGTTGCTTGTTCGAGTTCTGGGATACTAAAATCCTTGAACACTTTCTTTTCTGTGAATTCTATGTTATGCTTTTGGAATATTTCTTTAGTAATAATACAAGCAGGACAAGAATCCATAGTCCATATTTCGTACTTCACTTTGGTATGGCTCCTGGTCTATACTTGTTAATCAGCTTAGTTGATATTTCCGAAGAGAGATCCGTATTCATAGGATGTATGAACATTTTGTTTTCTGACTCACTAACCCTCTTTAATATGTAGTCCTTTTCTTTATCGGCTCCATGTGGATTGTGTTCATGATTATCCATAGGAATAGGAACGTGCCAACTGTATATTTGTTTTTGTTTCCCACCAAGTTCAAACTTTAAGGTTGACTCAAAGAAATCAAACCCAACAAAATCTAATTGAGATTGTGTTTGTATAATTTTATCGAAATAAAGAAAACACATTGTACCCTGAGATATTCTGGGTGCTTTCTTCCACTCTGTAGATTTTGGTGGAGAATAAATCTCTGAGATCAATTTCTTGTGGAGATCAGAATCACCAAGAATAAAATAATCTTTATAGATTTGAAATCTATTAGTAGCCATACAAGATGGAAACATCAGAGATGTTGCTTTCGGATCATACAACCCTATCTGCGTGTAATTAAATATTTTGAACCTAGCATCTTTCCATGATTGGAACATACTCGCGCGCAAGCTACCGAAGAACCAAACATCAGTTTTGGTTCCTAGATGTTTCTTTGTTTCGACTGTGGGAATGCCCTTGCCAAATCTAACAACCACATCATAGCTGTCAATTAAGTCACCATACTCATGATTGAAAAGGGAAGCTGCATTACCAACCAGCAATACACGTTTCCCTTTACAATATTCTCTTAGTTTGGCAGTAGACCTGTCATTCAGTTCTTGGTTGAACATATTTCATAAACTCTTCTGCGAACTCGCAGTTTTCATAACCAGCGTGTAGAGGAGTTCCGTCAGTGTAGTGTAACACTTTAGGATCGATTCTGTCGTTGTAGTATCCGACCAAATAGTTATACGTCTTATCAACTTCACCTACCGATGCATCCCAAGTCCATTCTAAGCCATGAAGATAACTGGCAGGTGCTTCTGAAACAACTTCTGGTGTAAGAGCGCGAGTCTTAGGATGTTCGCAATTAAACAACATCATAGACGACCAGTTCTTTTTAGGATACCAGACTTGCTTCTTACCATTCATCTTCTCTTCTTTGAGTTGCTCGGGTGAGATGTTGTGTTTGACGACCGTGACTGCGTCGAGCGGATCAACTCTTTGGAGAAGTTCCCGAGGTGAGCAACGCCAGATAAAATCTGAATCGCAAAATAATGCATAACCATAATACCCTTTTAGGTATGGTGTAAGGAATCGTGTGAATGCGAACTCGGTTGATTCATACTCGTGGTCTTTGCGCCAGTATAATCCGTTCTCTAATAAATCAGAACGCTTAATATATTCTACATGAACAGTAGTATCTTGTGCGGCGATAGATCTACGACACGCGTGTGCTGCTGCGTCTTGTGATGAATCATAACCTATGAATACTGTAAAGTCTTGTTTCATTTTCTTTTACCGATTACCGTATCAACAACTGGGTCACGCGAATCTTCAGTATGAATTAAAACATAATCGCGCTTACACACAGATTCAACTTTCTGTTTCCACCAATCCATAGATTGAATTGTGCAGTGTAGGTTCTCACCGTCTTCAAATGATTTGAATGCTTTATTACCAGAGATAGAGAACATCAGAACTCCATCTGGCTTACAGAAAGAAGCGATGTCAGCAAGCACAGTATCAACGTCTTCTTCTGGGATGTGTTCCATAACGTCAGCGCAACCAACTACGTCAAACTGCCAGCCTTCTGGTGGTTTGGTAGAAAATGGTGGGAAGCATGGATCATAAAGATAGATGCTTTGAATCTTATCTGGCAGAAAACCCCACAAACCATTTTTATACGATTCATATGGACGCCATGGCATATTACCTTTACCACAACCATAATCAAGCAAAGTTACAGCGCGACCTTTTTCTTCTGTGATACGCTTTAAGTGTTTTGGGAATTTGCGTAGAAACTGAATACCAGTGAATAATTCTTTCTGGTCGTGTGGGATAATTTTTCCTGTTTGCGCAGCACGGAAGCTATCCTTTGCAGTATGCAATCCTTCGTATCGTTTAATATATTCATCTAATCTTGACATGTTTAATATGTTCCTTTTGTTTTGAACCAATCACCCTTCAGCTGGAAGGAGCCACTACTACTTATAATCTCGTTTCTAGGGTATTCTTTTCCGCAGACAGGACAAGGCTGTGGCTTGTCAGAGTCAGACATTTTAACCAGCCGTTCAAACAATCCGTGCTCTTCGCAATTATATTCGTAGATTGCCATATCAAAATGGGATTTCGTCATAATTAAAAATACCACAGTCACGCAGTTGCATAACTTCCATCAAGACATCGCACACTGGGTCGTGCTTAGCAAATCCTTCAATAACTTTCGGTGCTTTATCGAAAGCATCATTAGTGTAGCCATTCAGCTTTTCTGGGAATGCAGTCAAATCGATTGCTGTACGAAGATCGCGAATCTTCCACCAGTGAATAGGAAATTGCTTTTGGTCGAGACCAGTCTGCTTAAACATAGAATCAAGAACCATGATGTCAAGAGTTCCGCGTTGCCAAGCCCAATCTGTATCTTTATTGTAACCTTGCTTTACTAGCCAAGCGGATAACTGTTCGTAGAACTGCTCGACGGTAAGATCTTCTGGTGTCGGGGATAGAATAGATTTAAGCTGTGGCGCATAAGCAAGTTGCTCTTTCCACCACTTAACTGTGTCTGGGTCACTTGTTCTTTGATATACAGAGGATTGTTCGTCAATGCTCAGTTTGAATGTCTTCACTCTGTGTCTTAAACTATTCAACGGAGTGTGAGAATCCTCTTTCAAATCATAGACGAGAAACGAAGCCAATAAACAAATGCAGTTAGAATCACTGCCAAGTGTTTCAATATCAAAGATTAGTTGCTTCACAGAGTGTCGCCACCGACAGACCGATTACAAGGACACAACGCACCAGTCTGAAGCGCATCAAGAACACGCAGAGTTTCTTCTGGGCTACGACCGACGCTTAGATTGTTACAGGTCACGTGCTGAATGACGTTGTCTGGGTCGACGATGAACGTTGCGCGCAGAGCAACACCGTTTGAATAAAGAATGCCGAGTTGTTCGGCAAGACCAGTCGGCTGATCTTTATCATACCAATCGTCGACGCCCTGCTTCTTGGTATCACCGAAAGACCAGTGATTGGTTTTCTTCAGATCTTCGTGCGCATTGCGCCATGCCAGCTTACAGAATTCATTGTCAGTAGAACCGACCATCAAAACAGCGTCGCGGTCTTCGAAGTCTTTGACGAGTTTGTCGTATGCTACAATTTCAGTAGGACATACGAACGTGAAGTCTTTCGGATAGAATACGATTACTTTCCATTTGCCAGCGAAAGATGTTTCGCGGATTTCTTCGAATGCATCATCAGGAGTAAGAACTCCTGGCTTTACACCATATACAGTAAAAGGATTTAGTTTGTATCCAACAGTTTTCATATTATTGCTCCATATTATCATAAATGGCAACTAGGTTTTCTTCTTCGATGAAGTTGAATTCTTTGCCTTCAATTTTCACAGGAAGTGCTTTCGTCCAATTCACATAGACGATATATCCTGGCTTCACTACTGTAACATCTGGACCAACACGAATCACAGTTGCTGTGCGCGAATCAACCAGAGTTGTGCCTTCTAGAATGAGACCGCTGGTTGTTACGGCTTCTTGGCTGTTCGCTTTGATCAAAATCTGTTTCTTCAGCGGGAATAATTTGTTCATCATCTACCTCATTAATTAATTTATATGTATCACAGAAAAGACAAAAATGACCACGACAGATCTCATCTTTTTCGTTGACGAGAACTACCGTAGTCATTTCATGTTTGCCGAAGTAACACTTCAGCTTTCGCCACCACCGTATCATTATTCCTCAGTAGCAGCTTCTTGTTTGAATTTACCCTGACGCTTCTTACCATCTTCATAGTCAGTTAGCGCAGAAACCCACGCACGACGATAATCGCCAGCTGTCGCAGGATTATTCAGCTTGGCATTTGCCATAGCTTGTTTTGCCATCTTTGAAACTTTCACTTTTGTTACTTTTGACATAATCTACTCCAAAATTATATTATACTACTATTTGTTTAATTAGTAAAATTATTCACACCACGACTTTTTCTTGTCGCCGAAATAAGGGCGAGCAAGACCAGCTTTGATTAGTTCTTCGCTGAGACGCTTACCATCATAGATAACGTCACCAAGAACGCGACCACCGAACTTATCCCACTCTTTGATTTCGAACTGAACTACAAGTGCTTCAGCAAGAACTTTCTTAGCAAACGCAGTCGCAGCATCACCAGCTTTGGCTTCAGCAGCACAAGCAGCACGACCACCCTTCTCAGGGGTATCAACACCAAGAACACGCAGTTTTAGCTTATCGCCTAATTCAACTGGTAGTCCTGGCATAATGAACTCAACTGTATCACCGTCAAGAACACGAGTAAGTTTGTAATCATAAGCAGAATAGGCAACCGATGGAACCAATAATAAAAGGAACAGAAACTTCTTCATGAAGCACTCCTTTGTTGTAGGTCACCTATTTAGCTTGTTCGTTGAACCACTTTACCCTGAGATAGTAAACACGAATTACAGCAATGACACTAAATGCGATCGTGTTGGCTGTTGCCAGTAAAAATGAACTAGTCCACATAAACACGTCTAAAAACAACCACGTCAAAAAGATACCAACTGGGTAATTTATGATTAACCCAGTTAGCACCATTATTAATGTTTCTCTTAGAATTGGTTTATTGATTGTCATATAATTGGCCTGCCCGACAGGACTCGAACCTGTGACCCACAGCTTAGAAGGCTGTTGTTCTATCCAGCTGAACTACGGGCAGTTTATCTTCAATGCCTTTAGTCTGTCCGCACAATGCGTGGCTGCGAAGCCATTTGGTTTTACCATCGGAACAACATTAGTTAGCGCACGAACATAGCCGATGGCTTCGTTGATTACGCAAGAAGACCCATGGTTCTCAGAAGGATTAATGTCTAAATGAATTTCGCAGTCAAAGTCTTCTTCCATGACCTGAGCGATATCTAGATACAGTTGGGATACTTTATACACTTCATTCATCAGACGCATGCGTGGACGCGCTTTAGTTTTCTCATAGTCGCGCTCGCGCTCGACGTGACCGAATACCTTACAGCCATGCCGTCCACCGAGATGAACGACTACAACTGAAGCATAATCCGCATACCATTCATCCTTGATGAGAACACGATCTGAATCGCAGCCGATATAGACTTTTGAATTAGGATGTTCGTCGATGAATTGTTTTACAACGAGAGGATTAATTCTTTCTTTTAGGTGATGATGTATGTGCATAATATAGTTAGGTTGGCAGAATTGAACTGCCCATGCTAAAATTAGTCTTTAGTCAGGTTTAGTTTTGCGTGCTTTCCAGTTTGTTTTATTGGACGGACTTGACTAGGGTGTGTTATCATGTAACTTGTTGAACCTTTGTGTTCTCTCGTATTTGTGTAAGCCACAGTGTGAATATTGTTTTTACGCAACGTATCAGCAACATGCTTGTTAGTTAATCCATGTCCGAGCTTTTTGTGTTGCTCTCTTTGTGCGTTAGTTATATGTCCTGCTGCATGAAGAGAATGACTGGTTCCTTGTGGCTCATGGTTTTCACCATCATCTTTTATGTGAGCAACGTTCCCAAGTTTGATTCTAGCAGCATGGTGATAGATCTTAGAGTGGTCTATCTCATGTGGCTCATCATGTTTGTCAAAATATTCATCCTTGTTTTTAATAGCTTCTCTTGCTGCCTGTTTAGTACCAAAGTGGCTCATGTGATGAAACTTGGAAAACTTCGTTGGCGTCAAATGATGAACAATTTCGCTCTCGCCTTCTTGAGCAGAACGAATAGACTCATTAAGATATTGAATAAAAGATAACATTTGAGAACTCCTGTTTCGATTATTTATAATATCTAGTTGGTACTCGATGACGGATTCGAACCGCCGACCTTCTCCGTGTAAGGGAGACACTCTACCGCTGAGTTAATCGAGCATATTTGGTGCGCCCACTAGGACTCGAACCTAGACTCAAAGGATTATGAGTCCTCTGCTTTAACCGTTAAGCTATGGGCACTCATTTCGCATAATCTAAGTCATAGATCTCGGATGTTAGCTTGACGATCTCTTCGATAATCTGCTCTTCGCTTCTTTCTTCTTTGACGTCAGGTTCGTTTGTATTTTCTTTTTGCATAATTGTTTTGGCGGAAGCGGTGAGATTCGAACTCACGGACCCCTCTCAGGATCGGCAGTTTTCAAGACTGCAGGATTAAACCACTCTCCCACGCTTCCATTAAAATTGGTACGAGCGGAGAGACTCGAACTCTCAAGCCATTCGGCAACAGATTTTAAGTCTGTCGTGTATACCATTCCACCACGCTCGCATTATAACATGTTAGAAACTGGTCGGAGTACAAGGATTCGAACCTTGGACCTCTTGCTCCCAAAGCAAGCGCACTACCAAGCTGTGCTACACTCCGAATATGGTGCGGTCGGAGAGACTCGAACTCTCACCAATTAAGACTGGCTTCTAAGACCAGCGCGTCTACCATTCCACCACGACCGCATTTTTGGTGGATCCAGTCGGACTCGAACCGACCACATCCAGCTTGCAAAGCTGGCGCTCTCCCAGATGAGCTATGGACCCATGTTTGGTGCTGTCTGTGGGAATCGAACTCACGACATCCTGCTTACAAGGCAGGTGCTCTACCGACTGAGCTAAGACAGCAAAAACTGGAGCGGGATAACAGAATCGAACTGTTGCTATCAGTTTGGAAAACTGAAGTCCTACCATTAAACGAATCCCGCAATTTTATTTGGCGGACTTGGGAGGGATTGAACCTCCGACATGGTGATTAACAGTCACCTGTTCTACCACTGAACTACAAGTCCAAAAAACTGTGCCGAGTTTTATAGGAAATCCTCGGCGAACCTATACTATCAGATTGTCATCACGACAAGAATGCTACCTTTGCGGATAGCGGATGGCTGATTCGACAACCACCATAAGAGAACTGGCTTCAGTTCTCACATTAGAATAATGTTATCAGAAGCATACTAAGTCAATATGCTTTTGATAGCCCTCTCATTGAGAGGACGACCACTTCCGTTGAGAAACCCACTCGGAAGAACAGTTGGATCAGGCAGCTAGTGCTTGATTGTAGTAAGAGTCATTTGCTTTTACTTTTGTTTGCGCTGATTACGTCAGTCGCCTATCGAGTTGTCTGGTCGGATATCTTTCCCTGTCGAAGCCAGGACATCCCCATCAAAAACATTCTACTCGAAAACATTTTTGGTGGAGATGGGCGGAGTTGAACCGCCGTCCAAGAAACCTTCTCGTTCCTTCATACAACCATAATAAATCTATTATACTATATTTAGTGTGAAAAGTAAAATAATTAATTGTCACCGAAGAACGCTAATTTGTAAGTGTAACGAGTTCCTGGTTCTAGACCAGATTTGTCTGGGGTGAGATTCCACTTGTGTAGCATCTCATTTCCATGACGCTCGCTAAACACAGGAACAGCACCATAACTATGCGTTACACTGCCGTTTGCGTATTCATGCGTGCACTCATAATGCATAATCTTCGGTGTCATAGAATTGTTAGTCTGATACACCATAGCCATTAATCGCTCGCCGACAAAGTCATCGGATGTCCTTGCAACCTGCACTGTATAGATATTTCTTTTTCAAGTGAACGAGCCTTGCAGGAATCTACTTTGTATCCAGCTTCGTATCCTGACTCTTTCGGAACTTCATAATAATAAAAAGATACAGCCTTTCCTTTCAAATTCGGGGAAGACATTTTCTTGTTCAGAGAGACCGTAAACTGATCGATGTATTCACCTGTTACACGCTTTTTGTTTCTAGAAGAATAACTGCGAAGGCGAGCTTGTAGACCATTTACACCATCAGCTTTACCTACTTTCTGAACCTTATTTCTGAACAAAATAAGATACACGCCAGAATGCGTCGACGGACATTTTGGTAAATCTAAGAAACCATATTCGTCGTGATTCCATTTAGATTTACCAAGGAATGTACAGTCTTGTTTTACAAAATCCAAAACTTTTCTACCGCTGTTGTTTTGCAATGTAGGAATAATTGTGGTCTTGTACCATTTCTTGGCAAACGCAATTGCTTTCTGTTCGTCTGCTGTGTTCGTCGTCTTTGCAGACTTATGACCAATTTTGGTGAATCGCACCATCCAGTTTTTTGATTTCCCAGGAATTAACGTAATTTGTAGGTGACGTATTCCTTCAATATTAACTGTTCGATTGCTTTCTTTTTGCGAATGGTATCTTGCTTTACTATCAAGCACTCCATTCTCTTTAATACTGGTCATTCGCGACATTGAAGCAATAGCATACTCTCTCAACGCAGGAGACCATTTCTTTAGAACACTTTCTGGAATAGAATCGCAACCAATACTAGTATAGTAATTCTTAGAGGAATAAAATCGGTTGCGTTCTTGTTTAGACGGAATTTTCTTACTCATAGATCGATCTCGCTTCGCATACCAATAAAGACAGGGAAGCGCGGTTTATCTTTGACACCAACCTCGAAGTGTTTGTACTTCGCCAGCTTGCCAAGATACTTATCGCGGTTCGCCCAGATTTCATCACGGACTTCTTGCGTGTAACCAGAACCGATGTTAAACTCGATACCAGTTTTGATATCACGCACAACCAACGCACCAAGTGTATTCATAGCCATTAGGTTATCCTTGTGGCTAGAACGGAAGCTGTTACCCAGTTCGTTCACTTGCTTGTCATTCATGTTCTTGTAAAGTTCTTCGAAGCCAAGGATCTCAGCTTCGCTGTCGCTGAATCGCTTCAGCTTAAAGATGTTGGCTTCACGATTAGTAGAACGACCATGCTTGTACTTACCAGTCAGGCTTCGCACCATGACACCCTCGTAGCCATCTTCGACCAATGCTTTCTCGAACCCCAACAAAGTGCTTTCGCAGTCAACAAAGTTCTGTGGCATGATATGAATGCGGTCAGAAGGAACTGCTTTTGCCAGTCGTTTCTGAATGCGCTCATAGCGTGTTTTGTATTCTTCGTCAGCATGCGCTTCGGTCGCATCATCGAACACGCAGAACCGCACATCAGGTTCACCGTCCTCGCTCATTACACCAGAGACAGTGACATTATACACATTCTCAGCATTACTCTTGCCAACAATCAGCTCGCCGTCAAAACCATTGTACTTGTCTTGACCGAACAGAAGCTGAACGTACTCATTAGGAATACGTTTCAGATTGCGAGAGTAGACGACTCCGTCGCGAATGACGGCACGAATGCCGTCAAGTTTCGCAGACAGATACATCGGATACGGAAGCTTCTCTATCTCGTCTTGAGTTAGAGTCGCAGCGAGCAAAGGCTTGAAACCTTTAGACATGATTAGTTCCAGTCGCGGTAGTCGTGGTTGGGTTTGATTTTGGTGCTGAAGTAAGTGCCTTTCGATTCGGCATTCAGCAGAGATTCGAACTTCTTGTTAGAAACATCGATGTAGCTGTATTTGCTACCCGACTTAAATTCAACATACAGTTCTTTGTCAGCTTTATCGTACGCAACTTTGGCGAGATTGCTGGACTTCACTTTGACCCATTTCAAATCATTCATATATTTCTCCATAGTTAATAAACATCATTTACAACATCAATAGTATAACCTGAAACCATCCTGCAGTAAAAGAATAAACTTCAATAAAATCAACGACTTACGCAAGACCTAAAAACTCAATCAAATCAACGACTTAAAAACCCATGTAAATCAGTGGGTTGGCAGACTGCGGCTCGGACAGCTTTTAGAAGTCGTCGTCGCGCGCAATCGAGGTAGTGAATCTTGTTTCGATAAAAACTTCGCTCGGTAGATACTCGTGAATCACTTCTTCTTCTACCGCATTGTCGAGATACGTTTCGGCTTCGGCGAGGGAAGTAAAGTAAACATCTTGTCCGCTCTGCTGAAAATTGAACCATGAAAAGCTGTCGCCCTCTGGCTGGTATTGCGGATAGAATCGCGTCTGTTGTTTGACGAATCGTCCGACCGTGACCTGTCTTGTTCTGTATCTGTTCATTAATGACTCCTAGTGAACTATTATTTAGTCGAGGATGACAATTGTCTCATGCTTTAGACCCCACTCACGAAACAACCTGAACGTGTTGTCAAATCCATATCGTTCCCAGACTTCAGGCTGTGACATGTAGTCGTTCTTCTCGCGCGTGGTGACTGTGACAACCCTAGTGATTCCGCGCTGGTAAATCCTTCGCGCGCATTTCTGACAGGGATGAAGCGGATAGACGTAGATGGTCGACCCAGTAATGTTGTCATGCTCGCAATGATTCAATGCGTTGTGTTCTGCATGTATAATGCGCTTGAGCTTCTCCTCGCGGTCAGCGTACCACTCTGGGCGATCTTCCATGTTTGCAGGAAACCCATTATAACCCACCGATGCGATTGTTTTGTTCGGACGTGCGATGACTGCCCCGACCTGAGTCGACGGATCCTTGCTCCAGCCAGCCACCACAGACGCGAGGTGTCCGTAGCGCATGTCCCATTTGTTATTCATCGTAATCAATCCAATTTCTTTCGCCGTCGCTAAACACCGCAGAATCATTCCCTATGATTTCTACCTCTAGGTCATAGTGGTGAATGTCATAGTCAGTGAAGCTATGCTCTTCGTGATAGACACGGAATACAAACTCGTTGTCAAGTGTTCGGATCAGAAATCCTTTTAATCCCTTTGCGTTCATGGGAACATCTCGTCGGAGTCAAGCATTTCTTTCTGCTCTTCGCGTGTGGTCTTGTCTGTTGCTATCACCCAGACCAGCGACACGAATGCAGTAATAATAAAGATAGCTAGGATTATGTTTTCCATTATTCTACCTTCTTGAATTCTGTAATGTAACTGTTGTCAGTAATCATCTCACTGCGATTCTCGACTGAGTAGATATTCATATCAATCTCATAGCCAGGATTTTTGGTGATAGGATTATACACCCAAGCATTATCATGCCAGATGATACGATTGTTAGGATAGACGTAGTAGTTGCCCTCATCCATCTGAAACACGTGACCGCATTTGTGCTCTGGCGTTTCAGAGAAGTTCGTGTCAAGCATGGCGCGATTCTCAAAAGACCAGTCAAGTGTAAACAAATAAATCCCACTGCGCTGTTCGCCCGAGGGAGTAATAAGTTTGGCACGTAGGCGATTGAGTCGCGACCGAACCTGAACGTCCACGTAGGAACTAAAGCAATCCCAGTAGACATGCTCGTTGAGCGGTCGAATAGGTGCATCAGGCTTCCAGCAAAATGCGGTGATTGGTCGGCGAGTCCAGTTGACACCGTTCTCTAGGAAGGCTTCGAACAATGGAACTCGTCGCTCCATAGAAGCCACAGTATGAACGTCACAGGGAGTAAACTCACCATGACCTTTCTTATGATTAAACAGATACTCGTTTCGCATGAGACAAGTAATCGTAGGGA